AAGGCTCCTCGCCGAGATAGCTCATGCGCTTTATCGCGTTGCGCTGGATGATCAGGCCGTATTCCCCGCCTGTCACCCCCATCACCTCGCCGCCCGAAAGCATCGGCTGAAACCCGGATTCGTTCGTTCCCGGCGTCCATCCGTTGGGATCGTTGAACCCGCTCCACTGGACCATCAGGCGGTCGCCGTCGGCTTCGCCGATCACGACGAAATCCCGCACCGTCGCCACGCTGGATCCCGAGGGAGCGCCAGCAAGGTCACCGCACGCGGAGGTGATCATGTCGTAATATTGGGTGGCGCCGCCGTTGACCGCGATCACCAGATCATCGAACTGTGTGAACTGCCAGCGCGCGGAGACGGTCAGGCCGGAAATCACCGAATTCCATGCGCCGGCAGAATAGCGATACAGGCTCGTGAGCGAGCCGGCAAACAGGGCGGATGTTCCATCGGATGCCACATAGGCGACACCCCCGTTGAACGTATCACCGAGCGGGTCAGTGATTGCCGTGAACTGACCGACCGGACGCCAGTGGGTCGGCGCAGGATAGGCGTTCAGCAGATCGATTCTTGTCGGCACGTGCGGCGGAGCGTCTGGCAGCCAGTCGCCGAATGCGATCGTCTGCCTCACGGGCACTCGCTCACGCCGTGTCGCATCCGCAGTGGCGCAGCGCCATACCGCTTGCGGTTGTTGTTCGCGTTGATCTCCTCGATGATCTCTTGGAGCTTAGCGTTGATCACCGGCAACCGGTCGTCGTTCCATCCGAAAAACTCGGCCTGGAGCAGCGATCCGAACAGATATACGTCCGGGTGCGTGTTGATCAGCCAGTTGGACTGGAGCGCCTGCGTCAGCGCCGGAATTTTCTGGTAATAATCGAGGACCACCGAATAGGCGCTGTCCGGAGACGGGCCGAGCAGCATCTTTCCGGCCTGTACCGAATAGACCAGTGGGCGCCCTGTCATCTGCGCCGGGTAAAGCGCACGAAGGCTGTTCGGCGTTACCTGCTCAAGTGGCTGGCGAGGATCTGTATCCATGTAGACGGAGCGAAGCTCATGCAGGTCGGTCGGAAGTGGCATGACCGCCGCCGCCGGATAGGTCACTATCGCCTCACGCTCGGGAGACCAGATCGTACGATTGAATTGCGCTTCCGCCAGTCGAATGAAATACGGAACCCGATCGTCCAGATCCTCGCGATCCAGCCATTGCTGAATGGCCAGCACGAGACCATCGTAGGAGACGATCTCGCTGAGACTGGTGGCGTCGAGAACGATGGCCATCAGGCGGCCTTTTCCAGCCTCTCAGCGGTGGCGATGTACCGTTTCGCCTTCTTGTCCGCGTCATCGATCCAGCGGTCCTTGTGCGCCACCGCCAGTGCATTGGTCATGATCTGCTCGTGAATGTGGCCCACTTCCCACGACAGGGCGTGATCAAGATACACCGGAATCCCGGCCTCGCGGATCTTGCGGAAGAAATACACATCCTCTCCGATGATCCCGATGCCGTTTTCCTGCACCTCGAACTGGAAGAGCGGCAGGAAGCTGCTCTTGCCTTCGCTCTCCGCCTTGGCCTGGAGAACGTCGAAAATCCGCATGTCGATCAGGCAGATGCCGAACCCCATATGGTCGATCTCCTCGACCAGCTCGTCCCGCGCCTTTTCGGCCGTGGTGTAGACGAGATTCTTGCGGTCGTCGTCCTCACTCAGATGCTTGGCGGCCGTGGGTGCCGTAGGGTGGCAGCGGCGCGCGTAGTTCGCACCGATCACAGGCTTGTGACGCGAAAGCAGGTGCACCAGCGTCTCGCGCGGGAACACATGGTCCGCATCGAGGAACAGCATATAGTCGGCGCCCCAGTTGAGCGCTTCCGCCACCAGCATGTGCCGGCTCTGTGTCAGCATCGAACATGAGACGATGAACGTCTCAATCTCCCGATCGACGGGATTGCCGTCCTCATCCTCGATCCGCGCGGTGAGAAAGTGCGCGATCATCGAGGCAAGGCTCTGCATGAACTTGGCCTTGGGGTCGCCGTAGCAGGGGATGCAGAGAGCCACTTTCATCAGAGCCGCCCCTTCCACGTGCGAAAACAGTCGTTGGCCGGATCGTTGGCCCACCGCTTCCATTCCTTGGGATCGTGGAACCAGCCTTCGAGGAAAGCCCGATCCAGCACCGTCTGCGGGATATATGCCGCGTGCCGGAAATCCTTGCCCGGCTCCTGATCCGCCATGATCCGCGCCGCTTCCACGATGTGGGAAACCTCCTGCCGCGTCTCGACCAGAGTGACCCCATCTTCCTCGTGGTAGATGATCTTCCGGCGATCGTCGGGGATCATGTCGAGCAGAGCGGATTTTGACATGTGCGCCTCGAAAAGAACGGGGCGGACCCGAAAGCCCGCCCCGAGGGTGCTGACGAAGGGGATCAGTCGTCAGGAGGTGGTGAGATCGGCCACCAGCGCGTGCGCGTTGGGGGCCCGCATCTCCAGCGTATATTCGGAGATGAGATCGCGGGTGACGGCATCGCCGATGCGACCCAGCTCCTGGGGCTCGAACGAGCGCAGGTAGGAGACCGCGACCTTCGTCGGATCGACGAGCCAGGCATCGCGTCCGCGCTGCGTGCGGTTCGGCACGACCTTGATGTCACCGAAGTCGGATGCATAGAGGCTCGCCGCGCCGAGAACGGTGCTCTGGCTGACGATCGACTGCGCCTGTGTACGCCCGGTGAAGGTGGAGAAGATCTGCTTGTTGAAGCTTCCCACCAGAGCCATCGTCGGTTCGCCGCCATCATCGAACGCATCCTTGATCGCATCCTTCAGCATGGCCTCGGTGAACGTGCGCAGATCGCCCGCCGTGCCGTCCGTCGCCGCCGCGGTTGCCGCGGTGGAGTCGGCGCCCGCCGCGCCGCGCGATCCGTTGCCCGAAATCCATGCATTGAAGGAGCGCAGTTGGCGCGCCGTGGTCGTGTTGCCCGCGTTCTGGCCCTGATTGCCGAGAAGGATCGCCTCCATGTCCTTGCGGAGCTCAAGGCTCTTCTTGGCCATCTGATAGGCCATCATGTCGTCGATGCCAGCGGGGTTCGTAGCACGCTGGGTGCCGGTGACGGTCGCATCCTTGCTGCTGATCTGGCAGTAGTTCTGGAGGCGAGCCGGCGCAGACGACGTTGCACGGGTCAGCGCATCGCCTTCGAGGCGGGCGTTGGTCGTGTTCGGCGTCGCGAGGGTGTCCAGCGACCATTCGTGCAGGACGGCCGTGGCCTTCGTGCGCGGAACGGCCGACATGAACGGCGTGTCGGCGGGAGAGATGCGATAGACGGTATCCGCGAGGTCCTCGCGGTTGGTCGTCACGTCATAGGTGGCGAGAGCGCCAGTTACCTTAGCCATTTTTCATCGTCCTTTGAAAGCGGATTTGAAAAGGACAGCGGCGTCTTCGACGCTGCCCGATTTCGCCAGTCGCTCCCGCGCCTTGGACAGGTTCGCATGCTCTATCGACGAGCGGGTGGGCTGAACGCCGGGGCGCACGCTGGGCGCGGCGGGCTTGGGCGGCGGGTTGCCGGCCTTCACCTTCCGGGCCGCCTCGCGCTGGCGGTCGTACATCATCGCCTTCCACGCCATGTGGAATTCGACCGATGTCAGCCCCTTCGCCATCGCCGGATCCTTGAACACCTGCTCAGGGATGCCCTGCGAAATAGCATAGGACATGATCTCGTTCAGCACGGCCGGCGCCTTGGACTGATCCTGAAGGTCCGGCACGTCCGCGATGAGCTTCGGCCATGCCTGCTGCTCGATCTCGTCCCGCTGCTGCTGCGCCCGCGCCTCCATTTCCCTAGCCTGCTCCTGCGCGATTTGCTCGCGCTGCTGGGCCAGAGACTGGATGACACCCATCTGCTGCCTGTAGTTGAACATCGCAGCGTCGTAGGCGTCGCGGTTATAGTCGGTGGTACCAAGCCCGTACTGGTACGGATCGGGCTCCTGCGGCTGAACGAGCGATAGAACGTAGTCGATCGCGTCCTTGTGGCGATCACGATTGGCGTTTGCCTCTGCAAGGGCGGCCTCGGCCTGCTTCCTCGCATTGGCGGCTTCCTGGAATCGCCGATTGAAGCCCTGGGTCATCTGTCCTTCGCGCTCGACGATCTTCGCCTGCGCCTCGGGTGGCAGTGATTCCCAGAGGTCTTTGTCCTCGGCACTCCATGACGATGGGAGCGCGCTCGGCTCCGGCTGGGCGGTGTCTTCCGTTTCCGCGTCCGGTTCCGTGGCGTCTGGCTCTTCGTCATTCGCGACGGGCGCCTGCGCGTCCGCCTCGATCTCTTGATCTTCTTCCTCCTCGGTCTCTCTCGGCTGAGGTGCAAACCGTCCCTGCTCGTCGCGCGGGCGCTCAGGCTGGGGGGTCAGGAAACTCTTGAAAGCGTCTGCGGCCTGATCGATCGCGACGTTTTCCGCTGCCAATCCTGGCTGGGCGGTGTCGGTCATGCTGTGCCTTTCGGACAATAAAAAACCCGCTCAACGGCGGGCGATTGAACGAACGCTATGTCAGGTGACTACGCGGCGAGCGCGTGGTCCGGCAGTGCTTTTGGTCTGATCCATCCAGAGGCCGCGAGCCTTTTTGCACGCTGCCTGATGTCCGTGGGCTCGTATCCCGCGAGCGAGGTGATCTGAGGAAAAGACTCCATATCCCGCAGCAACCAATTGCGAGCCTCGTCGCGCTCGCGCTTGGCGGCCGTCAGGGCTAGCGACTGGCGCTTCAGGAAGTCGACCCAACCGCGCTGCAGCCGCTCGTCGATCGTCTCGTTCTTGTAGGGGTTGGACTTGATCGGCTTGGTCTTGATCGGCTTCGGAATGGACGTGGCGTCAATCAGCGCCTGTGTGACGATCGCCTGAAAAAGCTGCTGGGCGGCGCGGGGGTCGATGTCGGAATCATCATACTCGGTCATGGTGTTACCTCATTTTGAGCTGTCGATGACTGGGCTCTTTCGGTGCTGCCCGTCACCCACGGGCGGGGATCACTTGATCCGGCGGATACTCGTCACGTCATGCTGTGCGAGGCGCTTGTCAGCCATCGCCGAGCCCATCCATTGCCGCATGCTCTTCAGGATACGGATCGAGCGCCACAGGTTGTTGCGCTCCTGATCGTCGAAGCAGTCCACCATGGATTGCGTAAGGCCATGCTCGATCGCGTCGAACGCCTCGCCAATCTCGCCATCCTCAACGAGGGCGCGGAAGCGGACAGCCCGTTCGGCGCGTTGCTCGGGGGTCATTCTATTTTGGCCCCAAAGCCGATAGGATTGGGCGCGCGCCAGATCGTCGAGCCGTCAGACCAAACCAAGCCGGTGTCTACTGCTTCATGCTCAGGAACATTGACGATAGGGGTAAGTGGAGCCTCCCCGTCGAAACGTTCGTCTTCTACATAAGGACGACGATAGGAGTGGAAATAGCGGCTCATTTGTCGAGATCCCCGCCTGGTCGGTTCTGGCTGATCTTCGCGTCCGCCTGCTTCATGGCAAGCTCATGCTGGCGATCGGCCTGCTTTTCGGCGAGTTGCATCTCCATGTCCATGCGGCGCTGATCCAACGCGATCTGCGCGTTCATCTGCTGGATCGCCAACTCGTTCTGTGCTGCGTACTTCTCGCGCTCCAACTGAAGCTTGAGAGCCGCCTCCTCGCGCATCGCATCCAGCTTGGCCGCGCTCTCTGCCTGCGACTGCTGAAGCTGCGCCGCCGCCTTCTGCTGCTCGAGCTGGAGCTTGGCGGCCTGTACCTGCGAATCCGCCTGCACCTTTATCGTCTCCGGATCTGGCGGCGGCTGAGGCGGATTGTTCGGATCGGGCTGCGTCAGATAGTCGTCGATGTTCTTGATGCCCGACACGCTCAGCAGCCGCTTCATCGCGTTAAAAGCGTTCATCGGCGTGATCATCGATCCGAATGGCGTGGCTGCCAGCGCCTCCATCGCTTGAAGCACACCCTGCGCCTGCTGAACCTGCTGCGCCTTGTTGCCCACACCCAGCCCGACCGATATGGTCAGGTCCATGTCGGCGTTCCAGCCGCGCGGGTCCATCGATACCCACTTGTTGCGCAGCCTGATCATGCGCGCGCGGGGCTGATGCTGCACCAACAGTCGCAGGATCAGCTTGAACAGCCGCTTGACGCCAGTCTCGGCGAAGATGCGCGCGATCATCTCCGAACGCGCCTGATTGCCGTCCTCGATCATCATCGCCTGGGTGGCGGTCAGTTGGCGATTCTCGGCCAGCGCGTTGCTGTCGAGCCCCTGCCCTCCCCGCTTGATTCCAGTGCGGGCCTCCTGCTGTTGGTCAATGAACTGCAGCATCGGAAACGACTTGTCCGCCACGAAAGGCACAGCCAGCGGGTTGATCATTCCTCCCTGCTGCGTCCGCACCACGCCCCCCGGCGCCGTGTCCATCAGGTCGTCGTAGGTGCTGCCGTCGTTGCGCTCGGCAGCCTGCGGCACCTCGATCTTGGGATTATTGGCCAGATAAAGGTTATCGAGCGTCTGGCGCCAGAGCGCGGACGAAATCCGCTGAAGATCCATAACCTGATCAGCGAGGCTCAAGCCGTAGACCTTATGCGCCATCGGCACGGGGCAGACGACCGCGAACGGGTTGCCGTCCCATTCCTCGTTGAACAGGATCACATCGTCCACGCGGATCACGCGGCGATATTCGGCTCGGCCATCGCCATCGTAATCGACCCGAATGTACTCGTCCCGAAGGTCGATGATATCCTGGCTCGGATCTACCCCCGTGCCCCCCGGCATGCGGGTCGAGTTAAACTCCTCATCCTGATAGCGAGACAGCGAGCGCGTATCCCACGTCGTATCGCTGCTGCTCGCCGGTAGAGCGGCCACCACCTCAGGATCGAAGCCCATCTCGATCAGGTCGGTGCGCGTCACCGTCGTCGGGCGGTGGCACACATAAGGGCAATCCTCGATCGAACGCGCGTAGGGCGAGATGAGAAATTCCTCGCTGGGAACGTTGACGATCCGGATGCGACCGTCCGCCTCCATGCGGCGCACGCGAACCGCAAAGAAATCTCCGTCCTGATACGGCCCGTCAACGACATCCTCGGTCTGCATGACCTGCTCAAGCTGAAGCGCGTCCAGCCCCTCGATCAGATCGACTGTCGTCCGACTCGTGTCCTCCCACCACGCCTTCACAATGCCCAGCTTTTCGAGCATCGCGGACTTGAACCAGTTGTGGAGGATCAGGAAGCCCGGATTGTCGTTGTGCACGACGTAATTGACATATTCGGTAGCCTGCTCAGCCTGCTCCACATCCTCTTCGCCGACAGGCTCGAAGGAGACCGTCTCATCAGCCGAGACGAACGGCTTGAGCACGGCGGCAACGGCGTTGTCCACGACGATTGCCACGGTGCGATCGACTACCCGCGAACGGCCCGGCTGCTCATCACCGAAAGGGCGCCCGTAATAATAATCGATCGCGCGCGCCTGCTCGTCGGCAATCTCTGACGTGTAATAGCCGACAGCCTGGGCCTCATTCGCCGCGAGGATCGAGGCCAGCTCATCGTCGGACATGGCTCCGCCGTCCGCTGGCGTGCCCAGCGGATTGAGAGCGTCCATATCCGCCAATGTCAGTCCTTCGCGATCTTCAGCCGATTCATGATGCGGCACGCCTCGTCGTAGGAAAGCGGCATGAGGCCGCCTCCCGCCGAACGAGTCATCTCACGGTCAAATGACGCCATGTCCCCGTTCATGACTGCTCTCGCAAGTCGGTAAGCCGCCATGTCGCTCCGAGCGGATTCGTCGATCTCATCACGCCATGACGGCAGGCCAGAACGGTATGCCCGCCTGTAGAGGTTTGCGGTCGGCGCGACGCACCACACCTCCTTGCCTTCTACAACGCGCAGATGCCTCGGATGCTTGTAATCGATATGCGTAGCGATCATTTCAGCATCTCGATCATCGTCTCCAGCCCGTGCTGGAGCGGGCAGAGACGCAGCGCCTCCCAATCTGAGGGAAACTGCTCCTTGAACCGATGCACGATCACGGCGAGAGCATCATGCTCCGGCGTTGCAGTCGGCGCGGGCTCGACCTTGCAAGGGCGGCCGGGACGGCGCTGCTCGCCTTCGACGCGTGTCATACCACCCATGACGTGTTCCTCTTCATCGGCCGCGCGCTCGACCGTTCCTGATGACCTACAGCGAAATATCGCAGCGCATCGGCATAGTGGCTCGTCCAGTCATGGAGCGGGTGCGGCTTGAACTCCTGCCGCTTGTCGTCCCACTCGCGACGATACATGCGGATTGCCTCGATCCCGTCCTTGCACTTAGCCTTATCGAACCAGCACGTCGGCAGGAGCATGCGCACTGCCTGGATACCATCCTCAATCGGGATGTTCGGCACCACCGTCGGCGTGACCCCGAACCCTTGCAGCACCTCGTAGCGACTCTTGCCGGTGCCGAGCTCCCTCACCTCAACGTCATGCGGCAGGTAGTGATTGCCCCAGACGTAGTTTCGATCCTGCAGTTGGCGCACATACCAATCCAGGCCTACGCCCTCACCCTTCAGCACGTCGATGAACCGCGTTTCGCGCCCGAGTGTCTGCACGAACCAGATCACCGTCGAATCCGCAACGCCAAGATCCCAAGCGGTGTGCACGGGTAGGCGTGGATCGTATGGAACGCTTGTGATGCGTGACGGATCGGCCGCCTCCGCCTCGTTCATCTCCTTGCCGTAATAGGCTCCGCGAACCGCGGCTTCAAAGCTGCACTCGTATTCCTGAGCGTACTCGTCGTCGCTCATCATCTTGCGAGCGTCTGCCAGCTCCTTGGCGTCCAGCAGGCCGGTCTCGCTGGCCTTGAGCATGAGCCGCGTCCAGTCTGGATCGTTCTCTGCCGCCTCCCACAGCTTGTGGAAGGTGTTCTTGCCCTTCGGCGTACCGATGAAGCAGGCCCAGCCCTTGCGATCGCTCAGCGCCGGCCGGATGACCTGCGTCCAGATCGTCGGATCCATGTCACCGAACTCGTCGAGCACAACACCATCAAGGTAGATGCCGCGCAACCGATCCGGATTGTCAGCGCCGTAGATGCGAATGCGAGCGCCACCGGGCAACTCAACCCAAAGCTCGCTCTCGTTGACCTTCCTGCCCGGAATGAAGGCCGTGTACTCCTTCAGGTAGGTCCAAGCTATGTCCTTGGCCTGGTTGAGCTGCGGAGCGACGTAGGCGAACCGAGGATTATCGCGCGTGCACTGCGTCGCACCGATCACCAGCTCGTTGATGTCGGCTACCGTCTTCCCGGCGCGGCGATGAGCCACACCGATAAACCATCGTGTCTTGCGCCTGTGGAGCGGCAGAAACTGTTCGCGCACCTCGTAAGGTGAGACGAGTTCAACCATTCAGCCCTTTGAATATGACCTTGGCTACGATCTCGCCGCGATGATCCGCATCGACCTGAAGCGGAAGCACCTTGCCAACCAGCGTCAGGAAAGCGGTAGGGTTCGCGTCAGCCTGGCGGACGAGATATTCCATCCCGCCAGCCTTATCGAGCGCGGCGATGACCATTTCCTTGATGGCGGTCGTGGTCTTGTTCGGCGTGCCTTTCTGGCGCCCTCCGGTTTTGGGCGTACCTGGCTTACGACCGGGCATTTCTGTCGCAATCTGTTTTAGAATATCGATGCATGGCTTGTAGCCCTCATTTTCCGCTGCTGACGCTGGGCGGTTTCGGACATGAAAAAGCCCGGCAACCTTCCGGCTCCGGGCGCAACTTCACCAATTGCACAAATCATGCACTTAGCTGCGCAGCAGGTCAAGCCTACAATCCGCGCCACATCGCGATCAGGCTCGCGACGAAGCCGACCACCACCTTGGCATGGCGCGTGGATGCAGCGTGCTCGAAGCGGCAGATGTTCTCGTACACGGTCCAATAGCGCAGCGGGACACGGGCCTTGATCGCGGACAGCTCGGCCAATGCCTCATGCTCGCGCATCCCGTCACTGTTCGGATCAGCCGGAAGGTAGGACTGTCCCTTGCAATCGAGCCGTGTCCAGAGAGATTGACAATAGCGAATTGCCGCGCGCTCGCTGTCGCCGAGAATTTCATCGGGGGCGGCGTTGAGCCAGCGTTGTATGGTCGATCCCCCTCTGTTGAGCATGACTTGGGCGCGCTGTCCATCCACCTCGCTCCATGCCTTGTGATAGTCGCCGTGACGCATGGCCTCGGGCGTTACGCTGGGCTCCCTGGCCTGTTCCGCAAGCATACGCTCTCGGTGCTGCCTCGATGCGCGCTGGAGAGCCGTCTCGTTCAGCTTGATGCTCAGATTGCGAACCCGCGTCCTCGTTCCCCCCGCGCTCTTCACTTGTCCAGCTCCTTCATCGCCCTTGCGTACAGTCCGATCAGGTAAATCGTGTTGGGGCAACACTGGACATAGTCCATCCTCGTGCCGTCCTCTTCGGGAGTTGCCATGACGATCGCGATATGCGCGGGATTAATCTCTCCGCTGTCGATGCGGCGGAGCGTGGAGATGAGAGCATCACGCGGAGTCCACAAGGCTGCGTCACCACTGCGCGCTACCCGTGCCTCCGGAATGCTGATCGGATAATCCGCATATTCGCTCATCACCCCTCCCCTTCATTGAGAATGGATTGGATCATGGCGGTGAATATTTCGCGCGCCTCTTTCGGACTTGGCATGCAGCACCCGACCACGTTGTCAGCCCCCGCCTCGATCATCCTCTCATTCGGTGGAAGGAGTGCGGTGAGGAGACGTTTCGCAGCCTCAAGGGAGCGATAGCGCCTGAAGCCTGCGCCGTTGGTTGCCTCGGGCCATTGGCGATCGAGGGACAGCCACGCACCCGGGTCGAGAATCCGCGCGAGTTCTTCCAGCTTGGTCATTGGCCGTACTTCCCGGCATCCCAGCCTATGTCTTTCCACTGCTCTTTGCCGCAGCGGGTGCATTCACGGCGCTGGAATTGCGAGTGCCCGAACCGGCCGAACTCCTTGAGCCACGCCCATGAATGCCAGCCCAGCCGACAAAGTAGCGGAACGCGCAAAAGGACGTCCGGGCGCAGCTTGGGCAATGATTGGATCTTGTCCTTTGTTGGGGTGGTCATGCCGCATTCCTCGCGGCAGCCGTGCCGAGCTTGATCCAGCACATGGGCGCCTTGCTCAATGGCCTGCGCGTTCCGAAGACAACCTGTCGCGCAGTGTCCACCAGAACCGTATCCGGAATGATCGTCACCAGCATGAAGCCCAAGCGGCCCAGCTTGACCTGCTCGCGTTCGGTGAACCAGCTATTGAGCTGATCGTTCGTCCGGAAGCCGCATCCCCAATGGAACTGATCACTCATCCCGGCGAGGGCGGATGCCATGTCTATTCCGATCTCGATCCACCATGGCGGGCAGTCCGGTCCATCTGGATCGCTCCAGCGGCAGGAGAAACCGGGACGGTAAGGGCCACGCCCCTCTCTGTCCTGAATCCTCAAGATAACGTTGCTCATGCCTGCGCTCCGGTGGAGGACCGAAACCCGAATTCACGGAGGATCCGCGCTGCTTCATCAGCCGAGCAATATTCCTCACGGGCTTGGCGGCGCGGCGCATGCTCCTCGATCGTTTCGAGGTAGAGGTTCCCGGCCTCGTCTTGCTTCCACTGGATGTCCTTTCTGGCCTGCGGATCTTCTGCCATGCGGTTGTTGTACCTGGCTGCCAGCGAGAGCGTGGAATGCGTCACCGGCCGGGCGGGAAGCAGGCTCTTCGCAATGGCGATCAGGTCGCTCGCCTTCGGGAGATATGGGCTTTTCAGCACGTGCTGGCGGATTGCCTGTTCCAGCAGATGGGCGGGAACGTCGGCCACATCCTGCATGAGCAACGCGATCGTCGCGCTATGCGCCTCAAGGTCAGCCTGAGCCGATGGCCGGTAGCGAAGACCAAGCTCCAGGATCAATCTCTTGACTGCCGGCGGAACGTTCCTCGGCGACGGCGTTGCGCCACGCATCGTAGATGGGGTCGGGGCGGGCTCCCCGGAGGCTATTCGCTGAAGGATTGGGTTTACGTGTTCCATTGCGTGTCTCCACAGCGGCCGTGATCCACTCCAATGGTTCGGACGGCTGCTCGATTTCGGCCTGTTTCAGGATGATCAGAAGCTCGGGGTCTCCGAGCGTCTTGCGCCAACGGCCGATGACGGAGCCTGCTCGCCGAGTGTCGTATCCCGCGGCGGCGAGGATAGCCTTTCCGCTATCGAAAACCGCTTTGCAGAAGTCGGATGCAGGGTGCGCCACGACTGTGGCCGATGCGTTAGCATCGGAATACTCTTCTCTACTCTTATCTTTATCTAGCGTGACATTGCGTGACAGAGCGTGACGGGCGCCATTAAGGGAGCCATCAGGGTCGGTCGGATTGTCACCAGATGGCGGATTTCCGCCGTTTTTTGACCGATGACGACGCTGGCGTTCTGCCGCCGTGCCATCCTCTTTTCGGGGCTGCCGCTTACCCCAATTCGCTATGCGGCCATTCACGATCAGGCCCTTGTCACATAGCTGCGTGACAATGCGTGACACGTGTTCTTCTTCCATGCCTGCGAACAGTGCGAACGTCTCGGTGTCGAAATCGCCGACATACCCGCGATCGGAGTGTTGGGAGGCATGGTCGAGAAGTGCCCACCATGTGCCGGACACATGGATCGGTCGGACGCCTGCGCGCTTGGCGATCAGGAGCCATTTGTTATCGGTTGGAGCGCCATGCCAGGAGCGGAACCAATCATTGCTCATGGACAAACTCCTCCACCGTCTTCGTTGCCTTCCTGCGGTTGCAGGGACGGCAGGAAGTTTTGAGATTGCCAAGCTCGCTAGAGCCGCCTCTACTAACGGGGACAGCATGATCGCATTCGAGCGAAACAGCGCGCGCACCACAGTATTGGCAGGTGTAATCATCGCGCGCGAACACAGCCGCTCTCAGCGCCTTCCATTCGGCGATAGAGGGCCGCGAAAATGGGCCGTCGATATAATCACTGAAGGCCGACGAGTTCCCTGCTATCGCGGCCAAAAACTCCTTCCGAAAGTCATCCGGATGCAGGCGCTGTATCTTGGGATCATCCAAGAATTCGTCATAGAGGCGGAACCAGCGGCTCACTCGGCGATCTCCACAATCACCTGACCGCCCTTCACAGGCTCTGCCATGACAGGCTCGCGGAACCGGAAGAGGCTATCGTTCACCCCGAGCGCGTCGGCGATGCCATCGAAATAGGCCTTGCAGGACGCCATGGCGTTGTCCTGATCGACCTTGTTTCGCGTCTTCGGGCAGAAGGTCACGGTGAGGATAACAGGCACATCACCGGCAGCTATGCTGACGCGGGCCTCTTTGGCCGCAGCAAATCCCCAGGACCGTGCTTTGTTGAGAGCGCGCCGCTTGGCCATGTGATGAGGCCGCGCATTGGGAGAAAGCTCCTTCGGCGGCCAAGGCAGGACGATCCGCATCATGCTGCCTGCCTCCCCTCATCAAGCAAGCTCTCGACCGGCACGCCGAGCCAGTTGGATAGCGTCTGGAAAGCCCAGTCGATAAAGGCCGCCCGCTCCACCTCCATCATGGAATGGAACGAGATGCTGTCGTAATTCTTGACCACCTCGCCGCTCGGGAGCGTGGTCGTGCTGTACAAGCCACGGCGGTCCTTCAGGATCCGATGCAGCATCTGATCATCCAGCGCATCACCCTCGCAGCGCTCGGAAAGCATCGGAGCCACGATGCCGAGCACGATCCAGTAGAGCGCGATGCGCTTGTTGTTGCCCTGGGGGCGCGTCATCTTCACCCGCACGCGACCAGAGATCGCCGCAAGAGCACGCTCGGCCGCCGGGCAGACCGGAAAGAGGCCGCCAAGGCGCTTCTCGAAGAAGAGAGGGGCCTCGTCAGCCATTGGCCTGCTCCCATTTCAAGCGGCCCGGCCAAGCCTTCCAATAGGCCATGGAAGCCGAGAGCATGTTGACGTTGTGCCGCGCTTCGAACGTGCGGATGCCTGCATTGTGCTGTTCGGCGTGATGCGCAGCACAGAGAGGCACGGCGTACCGATCGCTCGACTTGGTGCCCATGCCCTTGTCGCCAGCATAATCCACGTGGGCGGCCTCGATGCGGCCGGCGCAGTTGCCACCGATGAGATAGGGGCGTCCGCGCAGCCACTGGAGGAAGCTTGTGGCGCTTTTCTCCGATGGCCTCGGCGCGTTGCGATGGCGAGGGCGGACATCAACGCGCATCAGTCCACCCACTTCCATGCTTTGCGGTAGCAGATGCGTTGGATCTGCCGAGGGCTCACGCCATAGCGGCGTGCGATCACCTTGTATTGTTCGCCGCCTGAGCGTGCCATTCGTATCTCCCGCACCAGTTCTGGGCTGAGGATACAGGTTGGTACATCCTGACCGTAGATCATAGGTCACCGAGCGCGAACGAGTTTCCGAGAGCGAACATTTGCTCACCCCGCTCGAATAAGTTGGAGAAGCTGCACGCTCTCCGGCGGAAGCACATGCGACTCATATTTGTCCCGCAGGCGCTCTACCGTCTGGCTCACCTCGACGAGGAAATCGGCGATATCATTCTCCAGGGATTCAATTGCCGCGTGGTCGCGCTCGAGTCGGCGCACGAACAATCGCATGCTTTCCGGAAGGCGCGGATCGTATGACACGAAGTCGCACCATTCGCGCTGAGTGCATGCCATCTGCCACAGCATTTGTGTAACATATTTCTCGGGAATCTTACCGCTGAGCAGCGTCGCGATATGGGTCGCCGTGTTCGGACACTTGATCTCCACAAGGCCATCTTCGCCGATCAACCCATCCGGCGAAGCGCCGCTCATCTGAATGGTCGGGTGGTCGACAAATCCGATCTCGACCACATCCGCATTGGCGAAGAAGCAATAGGCGGCCCTGGCCTCGGGCTCCTTTTCGGTCCCCCACTGCATCGCGGCGTTAGAGAAGCTTTCCTCCTGCACGCCGGTCAGCCGCTCGGCGACAAGTTGGGCAGCATAGTTTGCACGAGATGCGCCCCAACCAGTTTTGGTCTTTGCGATCACGTCAGCGACGCGCGAGGCCGTGACCTTCCCGCAGCGAGCGGCGAACCATTCTGCTGTGCGCTGTTCCATCACGCAGCCCTCCGACGCTTCGCTTCCAAGGCCGAAACCGCGCGATCGTAATCGGAGGCAAGGATCTGCGATAGCGTACGAACCTTGAAATAGGTGCAGAACTTTTTCACGTCGGCTCCAACCTCTTCGGCGAGCGCTTGAAGATCCGATGCCTGGGTTTCCGTGATGAAGTTATTGGCCTGCACCTGGTGCGTCGTGCCGTCAGCGTCGTTGTCGCCCTCAGTGGGGATCGCGAACGCTTGGAAGGCAGCGTATTTGTAGGCAGCAGACATGGCCTTGTTGGTAGCCTTGTCTCCGCTGTCCATTGCTTCGCCGAAGGTCCGCACGGTGTGCTTGGTGCCATCGGAGACAGCGACGAAATCGAACTCGGCCTCCACGGTCACGTAGAACAGCGCATTGCCATTGCCGCTCTTGCGCTCGACAACATCCCGGCTCAGCATGCGCGGCAGGATGCATAGGCCATGCTTCGACAGCATGGGCGAGAGGACGTTGTAAACGTCGTCGATCCCGCGGAACTTGTACTTCTGCTGCTGATTAACATTGTCCTTGGAGATGCCGACCTTGGCCAGCTCTCCTTGGACCGCAGCAATGGCGGTGTAGACCGCCGGGACACTTTCCATTAGAGTTCTCCTTCCTTCATGGGGAAGGTCCGCGTTGTTCTCAGGCAGCGCGGACCTTCATTGTTTCCGGCTGAGCCGGGATACGGTTGTTGGCGTACGCACTGGCGCACGCGGCGATGGTCGAGACTGCGGCAGCCACCTCATCGTCGATCGGCAGAAGCCTCTCGATCTGGCGGCGCGCATGGATCACCGTGGTGTGATCGCGTCCCATGAACCGTTGTCCGATCTGCGGAGTTGAGGCCGCAGTCATCTCGCAGCACAGGTACATCGCGATCTGGCGCGGGCGGGACATGACACGCAGCCTGCTCTCGCCTACCAGATCATCGTGCGAGATTCCGAAATACTCACAGGTGAGCTTCTGGATCTCGGAGATGTATGGACGGGGCGCGGGTGCGATGAATGGCCTGGTCATCGCCGCATGCCGCAGCGAGCGAACTCGCAGCCCTCCGATACCTTGCCGCAGACCTTGCAGGCATTCCGCTGCGCACTGGCGATACGGACCATCTTGCCGAGCGTATCGAGCGAAATCCGATGCTCAGCGGCGAGCTGATGGATACCGTTCATGATGGCATCGTACCGTTGGGCGGTTATGCGGGCTGGATAGCTCATGCCACCGCCCTCGGCTGAAGCTTGCCCAGCAGCTCCTCGATCGCGTCCCGACCGTCCTCAAGCTGGGCGCGAGCATCGCGGACCTCCTCGGGGTCCATCTGCTCATCGTTTTCGAGCGCTTCGGCAATCTTGGCCGCAGCCCTCAGCACGGCGGTCAGTTTCGAGCGGTCATCGCTCGAATGATGCCGGGCACCGTGCACCAGCTTGTCGAGCGCGCCGGTGAAACGGCCGTTCCACTCGCGCTTGGCAAAGGCGAAGGCGACGATGCCCATTTCGGCGCTGCCGTCAGCATACTTGGCCGCCTGATCCTCGCTCTTGCCGAGAACGCGCCCGACATCCTTCCATGTCAGGCCGTCCTGCTCGCGGATAAGGGACAGCTCGCCGCCGATCGCCTCCAATATGGAGGAAGCGGTCAGCGTGCGCCGTGTGCCGTGGATTGTCGGTTTGGTCATCATCTATTGCACCGCAGCATGAATATGGACGAATCGCCCGAAGCCGTTGCGATCGGCAGCCTTGTTGCGAGGCTGATGGCGAGGATCACGCGCGGCGAGCGGGATGTGGGTGAAGAGGAGGGCGGGCATTCAGGCGCGCTCCTCGTCAGCGATTTTCGCACCGATAATCTTGAAGAGGATGTTCGGAAGCAGGACTCCTCCTGCGCAAAACCAGACACCCTGGGTGAACTCATCAGCGCCGAAGCGCTTAGCGAACACGGCCACCATCATCCCGGCGCTGAACGCGTAGAAGGCAAAAATGAGGAAGACGGCGCAGATGCGCGCTACGCGAAGTGCCGTGTTCACAACACACCTCCCCGCCGGCCCGGATTGCTCCGAGCCGGCAGTTCGGCCATCCTGTGGTCGCTGACACCAACAGGAGGATTGAAATGTCTGACTATCCTGGCACGCCAGAAGCAGTCGCGTTCGAGCTTACGAAGCTTATTCTCGCGCCGCAGTCCGACCCGCAGGCGCGCAGCGAAGCCAATGTTCTTCGCCTGTACAAAGCGTGCCTCTCGGCCATCCAGGAGACCGATGTCTCCTACAAGCCGGACTACAGCAACCTGTGAGTTAGCGGACATTGGCGGCATCCAGCGCGGCTTCGATCTGCTCGCGCGGCGACTTCGAGCTGGCGCCCGTCACGAAGTCATAATAACGCTGTGCCCGCGCAACCGTATCGCCGGGATTGGCGTCCTTCGCCAAGACGGCCGACGCCACGCCAAGCGCCATACGCAGGCACTCAAGGCGCAACAACTGCTGCTCATATTCGGTCATGCGGATTTCCTTTCGGGGGACTGCGCCTCGAGCGTACGGAGGCGCCATTCATGATCGCTGATCTTCCAGCCGAAGAAGGCGCCGATCGCGCCGGATGCGACGATCACAAGGATGTCGAGCCAGATCATGCCGGCCGCCTCCCCATCAGGGCCGCCACGCGCTGGTTGGCGATGTGCGCCGCTTTCATCGCTGCGGCGAACCCGTGGAAGGTGGGGAGGCGGATTTCCGATCGCGAGCGCTCTGTGCGATGAAGAGGAATGTTCAGCCCCGAATGGCGAGTCGCCAACGCAGCACTGGTCGCGTCCTTGCAGCTCCTGCGCGCAATGGTCGTGCGCGGCGTAGCGTTGCCAGAGGATGTTGATGCATATGCTTCGGCCATCAGCGAGATCCTTGAAAATTCTGAGGATGGCGAGACGCTTCAGCCGAATGACGTGTCGGCGAATTATGTTCGTGGTCTCGATCCAATTCTTTCAGAGCTACGCCGGATGGCAGAGGCCAACAGGAGACCATAAGCGACCGCATCGTCTGCGTGATCGCCTTGGGTGCGGCCGGGCTCATGCGGCGGCCTGTTCGCCGATCGACGCCCAAGCTGCATTGCTTGTGGCACAGGACAACCATGCGGCGCTCGTTAAGCGCGAAGGCGATCTCGAAAAGGAGGTCGCGCGCCTTAAAGACTGGACCGCAGAGCGCGCCCGCTATCGCCTTGAGTGCGTTGCTACCGGCGCCTACGCGTATGCCCTGAAGCCGGAAATGGAGAACGGCGAGCCGCCGCATTGGCTTTGTGCAGCCTGCTACGATGCCGGCAAGAAGTCGATTCTCCAGATCAGGGCGAAGGTACCCAACCAGAGCGCCACGTGGGCCTGTAACGGCTGCCAGGGCACAATCCTGACCGGATCGCGGGCAGCACCGTTTGTGCAGGCGGGATGAGCGATGGCCGATCATGCCGGCCTCCTCCCCATCAGGGCCGCCACGCGCTGGTTGGCGATGTGCGCCGCTTTCATCGCTGCGGCGAACTCGTGGAAGGTGGGGAGGCGGGTCACCGCGCGCCTCCGTCTGCTACAGTCGCCGCATCGACTCGCGAGGGGGACTGATCATGATTGCTGAAATCGGCGGGGTGCTCCTGTGACACCTCATGTGCCGCATCGATGACCTCCGATAGACGGCTGGGCGGTATACGCCCTCGCTCAAACCAGCCCTGCACCGTGGTATGGTGCTTATGACCCAAGCGGCGAGCGAGGCCTCGTATGCCCCCAAGGCGCGTGATGATTTCTCTATGGTCGGTCATACACAATGCGTACACCCCGACTGTACACACGTCAACGTGGAATATGTACATTTGTTTCGCGATAAGTCGTACGTGTCAGACGATCCAACTACCGGTGCCAGATTGAGGGCGTTGATGGAGCGCGCAGGCTTGAGCGTACGCGCATTTGCCCAAGCTGCGGGTTATTCTCACGGATCAGGCGTGCAGCGCTACATTGAGCCAGCCTTCGATGGGGACCTAAAACCGTCCGTCGCGAATAAACTTGCGGATGTCCTAGAGGGCAGAGGTGAGCCGCCGATCGCGCGCGCTGAAATTTTGGCATTGACCGGCATGGCCGGCGTGTATGAAGTTGAGCCGAATAAGATCCTGCCGCCGAAGTATGTGGACCTGCCTCGGGATGTCCCTGTTTACTCCACGGCCTTAGGGACGTTCGCGGAGGATGACGTGGTCGAGCAAACCCTGATGGAGATGGCGGAGCCGCTTGATTATCTCCTCCGGCCGCCGGGAGTGGCAAACCGCCAAGGTTTGTATGGCGTGTACATAAGGGGCGAGTCTCAGGCGCCGCGATTCCACCCTGGTGAGATTGCGTTTGTCGACCCCAAGCGGCCGCCCGTCATAGGCGATGATGTGGTGGTTTATCTGCGGAAGCAGGACGGCGACGACGAACGGGTGGCAGCGGTGCTGATCAAGGTTCTCGTTCGCGAGACGGCAACGCGAATCGATTTAAAGCAGTACAATCCGCCCGTTGAGTTCTCCATCGATAAGAAGCAGGTAGGCGCAATCCATCGTGTGTTGAACAACGCCGATTTGTATGCTGGCTATCGCTGATAGCCAAGGCGCGCCTCTAATTCTTTGACGCGAGCGTTCAGCTCGGCGATCTGCCTGTTTTCTATATCAACGTTCCCGTTTACCGTTTTGACTAGCGAGTCGTGGTCGCGACGGATGGCGTCTGCTTCAGCCTGAACGGCCTTTGTGTAATCAAACAATTCATTGCTGAACGACCGTAGGCGCGCATTCTCCTGTTTGAGCTCGTCGATCTGCGATAACGCGTCTCGGCTATTTCCAAGCCCGACCTGGGCGATATCCCGAGTGCTGCTTTCTTTCGGCTGATCGCAGCCGAATAGCATGACACACAAACACAGCCCCCAAGTGCGCATTTCAGCCCCTCCCGCACCGAGATTGGCTGAAAACCGCGATTCGCGCTAGTCCATCGCGTTCTGAACATTTTTTATGTACGTCTCCGTTGACGAGTGTACAGCGTACGTGTACACCTCTCCCCACACACCCCGCCTCGCGGCGAACATGGGAGATGAAGATGGCGAAGGTCTTCGATCACGGTAACGGCGTCACCTGCTGGCTGATCGACGGCGACTATGTCGTCTATGCCGGCGAGAAGCTGGTCCGGACCTGCCCGTCTATCGGCATGGCTCGCGAAGTGGCGGCCGGGCTGTGATCCGTGGTCGCCTACTACAACGAGAACGATCCCCTCGCGGCGCGGACAATACGCGAAGCGATGTCGGCGGGCATGATCGCTCCCGGCGTGGTCGATGAACGGGATATCCGAGATGTTCGACCATCCGACCTTGCCGGGTTTGTTCAGTGCCACTTCTTCGCTGGAGGCGGCATCTGGAGCTATTCGGCCCGCCGCGCCGGTTGGCCGGACTCGCGCCCGCTCTGGACGTGTTCCTGCCCATGCCAACCTTTCAGCAAATCAGGCAAAGGCCTTGGGTTTGCTGACGAGCGGCACCTATGGCCCTCTTTCTACTGGCTCGCCGGAGAGTGCGAACCTGTCGTCATCATTGGCGAGCAGGTTGATGGCAAGGACGCAGACCTGTGGCTCGACCTTGTACAAGCTGACGTGGAAGCCCTGGACTACGCCTTCGGGTGTGTCCCGCTTGCGTCTGCGGGCTTCGGCGCGCCGAACATCCGCCACCGGAATTTCTGGGTGGCCTACCCCGACAGCGAGGGATTGGAAGGACGGGTCGGACTGCCCGAACGTTCCGATCAACGGGCTGCTTGGTCGGACGGCTTGGCTGGCGGGATGGAATACGGCGACGGCTACGGACGGACGGCGGGGGTCATTGCCGGCGCGTCCGCAAGATACGGGAAATCCGCTTTCGCAGCAGGTGCAGTTGGCGGGCTGGGCCACGCCGACAGCGAACCCGAACGATGGGGACTTGGGCAAGAAAGCCGCTCGCAGGGTCGCGGCCAAGGAGAGATGGAAGGGAGTTTCGGGGAATGGCTTCGGCCAATCCACGGCGGAGCAGGCGAGGCTGTCTGGCTGGCCGACACCCTGCGCGCAGGACGGCCCGAACGGAGGACCATCGCAGGGGACGGATCGCCTGCCGGGAGCGGCGGCACAGGTCACGGCGATCCGGGGCCGGTTAACGGCTTCTGGCGAGATGCTGATTGGCTCCTCTGCCGAGACCCCGGAGGCCCACGCTGGCGGCCCGTTGACGCTGGAACATTCCCTCTGGCTCCAAGCCATCCCGCGCGAGTGGGCGGACTTCGTATCAGCGGCAACGCGATCAATGCCGAGGTCGCGGCGGAGTTCATCCGCGCGGT